TATAAAGTAGTTCAGAAAAACGAAGATGGGACTTTTTCAGATATATAGTCTCTTGTTTAATACAGTTTCCTTGTCTATTGTCTAAGTCTTTATTTAAACTGCTTTCTTTGTCCCAGTGTCCCAGTGCTATAAATATATATACTGCCGATATCCCAAAAGCTGATTTTTTACAAATATTTTTAAAAAAAAATAATAAACATGGGTTTGCTTGGTAGTTTCAAATATTTTTCGTATATTTGTAAAACGAATAAAAATATCTACATATATGGCTACTAAACCAAACATCAAAGAAGCAGTTAAAAATCCATCTTATTATGGTGGTGTTGATAATATATACGAAGTAATTAAAGTATGTGAAGCTTGGGGTTTGGATAAAGATGCATACCTATTCAATGTTGCTAAATACATAGCAAGAGCCGGTAAGAAAGACCCACAAAAGGAATTAGAAGATTTAAAGAAAGCCGCATTCTATCTCAATCGTAAGATAGAAAACCTACAAAAGTAAAGAATTTTATATAGGTATATTTATCTATATGCAATACAACAGGCTAACTAGAATTACAAACAAATATCCACAAACAGGTAATTACATTACAACTGGTATTGGAAAATCAAGTCTTTTTGGATTGTATGATGAGGTGAATAAAATAGATTTCGATTTACCAAAGTTGGATGATATAAGTATTGTACCTGATATTAGTATTCGTACTTTAGTGGCAATATATGAAGATAGGAATGATACAACACCTCAATATTATACATCAGAAATTTATCATAGAGATTTATCAGCATCTAGAATAGAAGCAAATCCTTATTTTTTACAAGCTTCATTTGACCCATCACATATTGTTAATATATACTTAAAAGAAATAGTAAATTCAAGCGATTCATATAAAGAAGCTGAATTAAAAAGAGGATTAGTATTTTTAAGAAATAATTTTATATTATATAGTAATGCTGGCATATCTTCACCAAACAGTAGAGCAATAGCTACTTTAACTGGTAACGCTGGTAATTCTAATAATGATGCGAATACATCCGTAATATCAAACCAATTAAATTTAGTAAATTCTCAAATTTCTAAATTAGAAAATGAAATAACAAATGTACCATCTAAACTAAAGAGGTTTGGAATGTTTGGTTCACGTGCTAAAATTGAAATTGATGGTGATACTATTAATTCAAAAATAGCATTTAATAGAGATAAACAAATTGATGATATAACAACTCAATTGGGTGATAAATTATTAGCATTAAAAGATAGAAAGAAAAAAATTGAAAACTTTATTACTACATCTGGTACAACTAAAATAGTAACTAAAGCACTTAAAGAAGAAAATATACAAATAGATAAACCAACTTTTTTTGATAGAATAAAAAATAAATCATTAATTGCTCCAAAACCAAAAGATATAATTGAGGTTAATGGCGTTTTTGTTGATTGTATTTTATTAGTAAAATATATTGATTGGGTATTATCTGATACTAATATTGATGAAATAGAAGATGGTGGAGTTATTGCACCAGAAATACTTCTTGAATTTGAACAAGCACCAAAAGAAGTAGCTGTTGATGAATTGGATGGTAATAAAAACCCAATAGGAACAGACACCCCACCACCTTCAAATTCAAATACAGGTACTGGTAATTATTTTGAATATCAAATTATAAGATTATCAATACCAGCTTCACAAGCTGCAAGCACAATGACATTCAGAACATCAAATGGTTCGATTGAAACTATTTCAATAGCTGAGTATGGATTTGTTGGTACATATTGTATAGAAGAAAATTCATTTGGTGGTAATTATAATTTATATCAAAGAACACAATTAGCACCATGTAATATTCCGGGTAACGTAAATAACGGCGGAGGTGGTGGATATAGAGGTGGTGGTAGCTATGACTATTATGATAATCAAAATAGAAATATAGATTATATAGATAGGCAGAGGGATTTTCAAAATATACAATAACGCATTTAAAAGTAGTTTATATTTATATGTAATTAAACGTTTCATATGGGTATGTTAAAAGTTAATTGGAAAAAATACCTAAATAGTTCCAACCCGACTATTAACAAATACTTAAGCGATTTTGGCGATTCATTTATTGTACAAACATTACAGCGAATTACGCTGGCTCACCAAAAGAGAAAATCACAAATCATTCTTATCCGTTTCAAACAATCTGATATTGTTGCTACAATTGAAAGTAAAGATTATGTTCTTGCATTAGAACACTTACTTCAGCTATGCGTTAATTTGGAGAAGTATGAATTGTGTAGAGAAATCCATACAACAATTAATTTAATAAAAAGCAAAAGAAGGATGAGAGTAAAATCACCTCCTTTAGTTACAAGCTCATAGACAAAACAAAAAAAGGCACTATGGCTAAGAAAGAGAAATTGCAAAGTTTAGAAGAATTAGAGACAGTAATGCATTCATTACCAAAGGTTATAAAGAGAATTAAATTTAAAACAAAAAACCAAAAGAGATTTTACAAAGCGATAGAAAACGAAGGGAACAATATTATAATGGCCCATGCCTTAGCCGGAGCTGGAAAAACTTACATATCAATACAAAAAGGATTAGAACTATTATTACATAAATCATCACCAATTGAAAAACTTATTATAATCAATCCAACCGTTGATGTTGGTAACGAAGATAAGTTAGGTCATTTGCCTGGCGATTTGATGGAGAAGATAGAAGTACATAACGAATCATCTTTATTTATCTTAAACAAAATTATTGGACCTGTTGAAGTTAAGAAATTAATTGAAAACAAAAAGATTGAGTTTAGAGTAATGAACTTCTTAAGAGGTATCAACTTTGAAAAGAGTTATATTATTTTAGATGAAGCTCAAAACGCATCACCACTACAATTGAAAACTTTAATCACTAGAATTTCAGATGATTCAAAATTAATTATAGAAGGTGACCTTTCTCAATGTGATAAGTATCGTGCTAATGGAGTACCTGCTTATCAAAAAAGTGGATTCTATGATATATGGAAACGATTAGCAGGTATGAAGGGAGCTTATCAAATAGAATTCGAATCATCTGATTGTATTCGTTCAGGCATTGTTAGAAGGGTGCTTGAAAGATATGAATTAGAAGAAGAAATTAAATTGGGTGAAAGTAATCCATTTGAACTTAATTTAGAGGCACCATCCGAAGGTGAACTTGTGGAGGGAGTACACATAGTAGAAAACTAACATATTTCATAACTCATTGATTTACAATAAGGTATAACTCGTTGATTTTCAACGGGTTATATTTTTGCCTAAAAAACAGCATAACTTGTTGATTTTCAACCTATTATTTTACCCCAAATGTTTGGTTATGTCAAATATATTTCGTATCTTTATTATATAAAGAAAGAGAAGATATGAGTAATAACAAGCAAATAGTATGGATTGATATGGATGGTGTTTTAGTAGACTTTGGTTTACACGTTGAAAACACTATATCAAACAACACATTTTTAAGAGAATCGTACAAAGGTAGATATGACCATATACCGGGCATATTTAGAAACCCACCACCAATTGAAGGAGCTATTGAAGCTATCCATAAATTAGTAGAAAGTGGTAAGTATGAATTGTATATAGCAACCGCAGCACCTTGGGGGAATCCTATGGCAGCTATGGATAAAAGATTTTGGATTGAAGAACACTTTGGTAGAATCTTTCATAAGAAAATGGCTATTACACATTTGAAAGGATTATTAATTGGTGATTATTTAATTGATGATAGAACTGCTAACGGAGCCGGAGAATTCAAAGGTGAGTTATTACGATTCGGTTGGGCATACGAAACTGAAACTTGGAACGAATACCCGAATTGGGAATCAATACTTAAAAAATTATTATAATGAAAAGATTAATACCCCTCTTAATTTTATTTTCAGCATGTTCAAAAGATGATGTTACAGTTCCTCAAAAAAACTATACATTTTCAATTGATTCAGTATTAACACAAGGTGGAACTAAAGCATTACCTATTGATGCTAATGGATTTTATCATTTAAAATTAATACCAAATTCCAATCAGCAACCATATAGAGTTACTGGTAGAATTTTAGTTAATGGTAAAGAACCAATACCCGCCGAAACGATTGAATGGGAAAGTAATTTATATTGGTGGATTCGTAAAGGTAATACAGTAGCTTATATTAGTAAATCTTATATAAACTATTACACAGGCCAATATACAATAATTAGTTTACCTCCTATGATAGCATCTAAAGATGAATTAGTACCAACAATAAATAAAGCATCTTATAGTGGAACGAATGGTGAGGTAAATACAATCATAACCCCTATATCAGAAATGAAAGGAGATACTATGGTTATAAAGGCATTTAACTATAATGCTAAAAAAACAATTTACACAAAAGTAATTTTAGATTAATGAGAACTAAAGAAGTAAAATTTCCACTAACTCCAATAACCGAAGAAACTTTTGAAAGACAGGGTTGGCGTAAGTGTGATGTAAACGAACCACTATTTGAAGAATTTGGTGAAGATTTAAATGAGTTAAATAATGATTTTTTTGGTGAGATGGAAGATGAAGAACCAGAAGAACCAATGGAAAAACCTGAAGCAATTGCTTGGTATTATACTTTGGCAATTCCTAAAGATAGAAATGACCCATACTGTCCAAGATTAGTTTCAAACGCTACCGATGAAAGTGGATTATTAAAAGAGATGGGATTACCTGAAGGAACTTTCTTTGTAGAATTAATGGATTGGGATGGATTGGGATATTGCCAATCGGAGGAAGATATTGAAATACTCTATAAGGTACTGACTGGAACAAATTTGGAAAATTAAAAAATAAATCGTATATTTGTATTATGAGAAATTACACAGAACAACAATTGAAAGAAAACTATGAGAAGTTTTTATCTTTCATCCGTAAAGCATTCGTAAACCAACCGGAACGAATGGAGAAGTTATTACATATGTATTCAGAAGATGAATTAGGTATGGAGTTATTATTAGCGCCGGCAAGTGGGAAGGCTCACTTTCATTCCGCATACAATGGTGGTTATATTGACCACGTTATGAATGTATGTAAGAATTCAATCGGACAGATGAATCAATTCAAAGCTAATGGTGGTATCATAGATTTTGAAGTTGAGGAATTATTATTTGCAGCATTACACCACGACTTAGGTAAATTAGGTGATGTTGGGCATCCATATTATGTAGAGCAAGAATCGGATTGGCATCGTAAGAATCAGGGTTCCCTATTCAAACAAAATCCAGAGATTAATTATTTTGATGTAACCCATAGAGCGCTTTGGACATTACAAAAATATAGTATCCAATACACACAAAAAGAAATGTTGGGTATTATGTTAGCAGATGGATTGTATAATAAAGGAAATGAGAAGTACTTTATTTCATACGATGAGAACTTTCAGTTAAAGACTGAATTACCTTATCTATTACATTGGGCAGACCATATGAGTTGTAGAATTGAGAATAGTGAATATAAGAATGGAATTAAATAAAAAATAATTTCATTATATTTATAAACTGATAGAGCTGGCCAGCATATCAGCGTATCATCCAAAAGGAGATACAAATTAACGCTTAAAAACAAGGTAAAATGAAAGCACAAATTCAAAAGGGATTCCCTATTCCCCAATTTAGGGACGAGTTCTTCTCACCATTAGATACTTTATTCGATAAAGTATTTTCAGAATCATTTCCTGAATTATCAAAGGAAATTGGTATCAACGCATTCCAACAAGCAGCTTATCCAAAATGTGACATCATTAATTTTGATGACCGTATTGAGATTGTAGCAGAAGTTCCGGGATTAACCAAAGAACAAATTACCATTGATGTAGATGGTGATGTGATTACACTAAAAGGAGAAAAATCAAGTAAAGCAACCGAAAAAGAAGGTGGAGTATATCTTCGTAGAGAAGTTAAACGTTCATCATTCTTAAGAAGTTTTACAGCTGATTCTAAAATCTTTGATTTAGATAGTGTAAAAGCATCATTTGAAGATGGTGTATTGGAATTACAAATACCAAAGAGAGAACCCGAAAAGCCAAAGAAACGAACAATTTCAATTGGTTAATTTAACTTAAATAACAAACTAACAATAAGTGGGGGTGATTGATTTCACCCTCATTTTTATTTTGAGTATATTTATATATACAATTTAAAAAACAAATTATGAAACCAGAATACAAAATGAGAGCTCAAGAGCATTTAGAAGCTATTGCTAAAAGAGCTAAAGTTATTGCTGAAATGTTAAAAGGTGAAAGGCCTGCAGACCAAGCACAAGCAATTAAGTTATCAAATGAAATCGAAAGATTGGTAGAATTAACAACAAACATAGTAGATTTATCGTAATATGAATTGGTTAAAGTTCTTAGTTGGATTTTCAGCACTAATTATTGCCGGATGTGCAGCATTCTTTTCAGTAACTGGATTGGGTGTACTTTTTAGTGGAGCATCAACTGCGGTAATGGTGATGGCAGGCTCATTAGAGTTTGCTAAATTAGTTGCAGCAACCTATTTGAAGCAAATGTGGGATGAAATTAAGGGTTTTAATAAGTGGTATTTAACAATAGCAGTAGGAATTCTTATGATGATTACATCTGCTGGTATATTTGGATATCTTTCTAACGCTTTCCAAGCACAATCTTTACAATTACAGCAAGTAGATAGAGAAGTATTGGTATTTTCAACTAAAATTGAGCAAAATAACTCACAAATTACTCAACTTAACACTCAATTAGGACAATTATCCTCAACACAAAACACAATATTGGATAAGGGTACGGTAAATAACCGACTTTTACGTTCAATTGATAACAAAGATAGGCAAGTTGCTACAATTAATAAGAAAATTTCTAATTTGCAAGATGAAAACGCTAAAAATACCGAAAAAATCAACGAAATTAAGATAAAAAACTTAGATTTGGAGAAAGAAGTAGGTGGATTTCGTTTTATTGCCGAAGCTTTTGGTATAGAATTGAAAAATGTAGTAAAATTCTTCATATTTTTGATTGTAATAGTGTTTGACCCTCTTGCAATAGCTCTAATTATCGCATTTAATGGATTGATTGGTAAAAAAAAGGAAAAAACATATGATTTGGATGATTTAATGGAAAAAAATTACCAAATTTACGGAGATAGTGGAAAAAATTCTACAAAAGATGAAGAAACTGCTATATTAGCAACTAAAAAAGATACAGAAGTGTTCTTTGACGCTATAGATACACCATCAGCCCCAAGTGAGGAGCTTATAAAGGCAGCTGAGAAATATAAAGAGCAATTACTTCAAACGGAGGACATAAAAAAAAAAGAAATTGATTCCGCTACAACAAATGTGGAAGAATCTGAAGTAACACTAACTGATGAAGAAAAGAAAGCATTGGAGCCTGAAATAACTGATGAAATACTAATGAACCTACAAACCGATTACTCAAAGAGAGCAATTGATTATGATAATGATGGTACTATTGATGGATACGATACAAATGGTGATGGTATAATAGATATAGTAAGAGCAGAGCATCCTTCTAGAGCAGCTGCAATCAAAAATATGTTACCTTACTACGCTAAGCCCTCTTTCAATTGGGATGACCGTAAGAATTGGATAAATGACCAAAATGCTGTTAATTATTGGATAAAAAACATCAAACCTTCTCAATATCCAACTGACTTTTCGGGAAAATCATATTAATATTTGGTAAATCCAAATAATTTTCGTATATTTGTATAACAACAAATTATATCGAAATGGCTAATTTAGGATACGCATGTATCAATATGAGTATGGGTAAAAAAGTAGGTACTAACCGAACAATGGTTAAACGTACCTTTGAAGCAAAAGGTTTGGATTATGTATCTGACCTTGCTTTACTCAATGCAAAGGATATTATTAAAATTTTAGAGTGGAATAGATTAAACGGAATTAATTTCTTTCGATTATCATCAGCTCTTGTTCCTTGGGGTGATAATTTAGATTTAACTCAATTAAAGGATTACAAAGAGATTAAAAGTGAATTAAAGAAAGCAGGTGATTACGCTAAGTTTTGGAACATGCGTATTAATTCACACCCCGGCCCATTTAATGTATTACCATCGCCAAATGAATCCGTTGTTCAAAAGACTTTCGCTGATTTGGAATTGCATGGTAAGATATTCGATATGATGGGGCTATCTAAAACACATTACAATAACATTAATATTCATTGTAATGGTGTATATGGAGATAAACAATCTGCGATGGATAGATTGATTACAAACTTCAAAAGACTCTCTCCAAGCGTACGCAAACGATTGACATTGGAGAATGATGATAAGGCTTCTATGTATTCCGTTAAAGACCTTATGTATATTCACAAACATACAGGCATTCCAATTGTATTTGATTATCACCACCACCAATTTTGTACAGGTGGGTTGAGTGAAGAAGAAGCTCTTAAATTAGCAGCAACAACTTGGCCTAAAGGAATTAAGCAAGAAGTTCACTATTCGGAATCAAAAGCATTACATGAAAATAACCCAAAAGAAAAACCACAAGCACATTCCTATCTTATTAATGCCCTCCCCAGTACATATGGGTTGGATTTGGACATTATGGTTGAGGCAAAGGGAAAAGAATTAGCAATATTACCTTTTATTAAATAATTTTATGAAAGAACAAGTATTATATGATGTAACTCCATTCCCACCTATGGTATTGAAAATCAATTATGATAAATTCGATTGGCCAAAGGTTAAAGCTTTTTGCGAAAGAGTAACATCAATTACAAAATCTACCGGCGATACTAATTGGGCTGGTGGGGAATATGCACAAATATTAGATATTCCGCATAAAAATCCATTATTTAAAGATTTTTATAATTGGCTTACACCAATAGTGCATGATGTAATTATACATAAATACGGATTTAGTAAAGATTATGAGTATAAGATTTTAAACAGTTGGATTAATTTGCATGTACCTGGTGGAAACACACCATTACATCATCACGGACCTTCTATTGTTGCGATTAGTACATATTTACATATGCCTGAAAATGGTGGATATATTGAATTTAAAAATCCATTAGAATATCACAACACATTCTATCCATATCCAATTGATGATGAAATTTCAAATTGGAAAGAAGTAAAAACAAAAACAGGAGATGTTGTTATGTTTCCTGGTTGGTTAAGACATAGAACACAAACAAATCGTTCAAACGAAAATAGATGGGTACTAACTACAAATTATTTTTGTACTAATGTACCAAAAGGCGCAATGATATGATAAATTATATAGCAATATTAACCTTCCAAATAATGTTTAATATCTTCAAAGTGTTGGAGATTAAATTTACATATGAAAACCAACTAAACAGGTTACTTATTAATTCAGTATGGATTAACTTAGTATCACTTGCTTCAGTTTATTTTTCATTAGATAGTTTGTTAAAGGGAGATATGTGGGTACTACCATTTTACATTGGTGGTAGCGTATTAGGAAAGTGGATAGCAATGACTCAAATGGATAATTTAGAATCTAAACTATTTGTATTCTTTAGAAGTAAAACCGAAAAACCAAAAAGAAATGGGAAATCAATTAGATAAAAAATATCAACAACTACTAAGTGATATTATTGCATTTGGTGTAGAGAAAAAAGATAGAACTGGAACTGGTACTATATCAGAATTCGGGCATCAAATCCGACATAATATGCAGGAAGGATTTCCATTACTTACAACAAAGAAAATGGCATGGAAGCAAGTTGTATCAGAACTACTTTGGTTCTTAACAGGCCAAACTAATATTTCTTTTCTATTAAAACATAACAATCATATTTGGGATGGTGATGTATATAAGAACTATACTAAAGAAGTAAATGAACTTATTGATGGATATATGAGTGGTGATATAATTGGAACACAACCACATATTGATGATATGTTTAGTAATACAGATGATTTAACACCATTAACTAAAGAAGAATTTATAGATAAAATAAAAATAAATAAAGACTTTGCAAAGAAGTGGGGTGATTTAGGACCTATCTATGGTAAGCAATGGAGAAAGTGGGATAGTGAAAATGGAAGGATTGACCAAATTGATAATCTAATCAACGAACTTAAAACAAATCCCGATAGTAGAAGATTGATGGTATCGGCATGGAATGTAGGTGAATTAGACCAAATGGTATTACCACCTTGTCATTATGGATTTCAAATTTATACAACTGAATTGAGTGATGAAAGAAGATACAATATTTGGTTTAATAACAATTATGAAACCGGTATGGAAAGATTCTTTGATGCTAACAATCTGCCTGATTTTGATAATACATATTATACACCAACACCAAAAAGGTCTATATCTTTAATGTGGAATCAAAGAAGTGTAGATATGTTTTTAGGATTGCCATTTAACATTGCTTCTTACGGATTACTACTTCATATTATAGCAAACGAAGTTAATATGGTACCTGATGAATTGATTGGTAATTTGGGTGATGTTCATTTGTATTCAAATCACATTGAGCAAGCTAAAGAACAAATTAGTAGAGAACCATTTGATTTACCAATATTAAAAACAAATGCAAAAATGGATGGTATATGTTGTAATGGTCCTGATGATTTTGAATTAATAGGATATCAATCACATCCAGCAATTAAAGCACCTTTAAGTAATTAATATGATATACGATGTAAAAATACAACACCCTAAAAAAGTTGAAAAGAAATGGGGATATGAATTGTGGATACATAATAATACTGATTATTGTGGTAAGTTATTAGTATTTACTAAATCAGGTAATAAGTTCTCAATGCACTATCATATGATTAAAGATGAAACTTGGTATGTTCAGAAAGGAGCATTTCAATTTGATTGGATTGATACTGAAAATGGAGAGAGATGTTACACTCAAATACAAGAAGGAGATGTAATAGAAATCAAAAAAGGGTTACCCCATCAACTTACCGCATTAACCGAAGAAGCAACTGTATTTGAAGTAAGTACACAACACTTTGATGAAGATAGTTATAGGATTTATAGAAACCAACCAAGTGATTTAGAATAATGACATATATAACAAAACATCTTCCTTCATTGGAAGAACTTAAAAAAGAATTGGAAGAACATCCTGAAAAAATTAAATACTATACAAAGTATCAAGGGTTCGAAGGGCCTGATGGAACTACCGATTATATAATTGAAAAATTAGAAGAATATTATAAAAACAAAAAAAATGAAAGTACAAAAAATTAACGAATCATCTATTACAGATAAAGATATATCGAATTATAAACAAGCTATATCTAAATTAGAAGGATTTATGTTCACCGCAGCCGATGTAAATATTGATAAGAGAATAATTACAATACGATTGGGCAATGTGGACGATGAATTAACATTAGTCAATCCTAAAGTAATTAAGAATTCAGATTCACCAGTTGTTTATTATGAAAAAGATACACATAAACAAAACAAAGTTAGAAAAACAATTCGTAGTACATATTTGTTAATAGATACGGATAATTTAGGACAAGTTGAATTTAAAGCTACCAATGATAAAATGGATTGGAAAAATGCGGATGAATTTTTTGGAGATGTTGGATTGATGGAATGTGTATTAGTTCAAAGGTTAATTGATGCAATAGAAGGAATTGATATAACTCATCCTAATAGACAATATTCAGAAACTATTATAAAGGATAAACAAACTGGTAGAAATGAAAGAGTTATGTTGCAAGGACCTGCTGGTGAAATGGAATTTGTAAAATCTAAAAAAGTTAATTCTTATTTAGAAAAGGGATGGAACTTAATTTAATCAAAATGGCAAAATTAATATTTATCATTGAAGAACAAGAAAATAGAGAAGCCTCTAAAATAGAATTCGAAGTACCAAACGATATGGATGTTTGGGAATATAAAAGAATGTGTATCCGAATGGCAGGAGCTATGGGATATACATCGTTATCAGTAAAGAAAGCTTTTGGACAGGAATACCTAAAAAATGTAGAAGAAGAATTAAATACAATATTTGAAAATGCCTATTCGGGCTCATTAATATATGGATAACATTAACGATGTGTTAGCAGCACAAAATAAAAGAATACTAACCTTACAATTGTTAGTAGAAGCATTGGTGGATGAATTAATTGAAACTAAAAAAGTAAAAGAAAAAAAGCTTGATGCAAGATTTTTAGCTAAAATGAAATGGGCCAATGATGCTTTGGATAAAGCTAAAGAAGAAGCTTCCATTGATTATTTAAAAGGACAAATGTTTGGTGGTACGATGGGTGAAGCTTAAATTTGGAAAATTCAAAAAAAAGTTGTATATTTGTATAATATAATTTAAAAAAAAACAATATGTTTGAAATATTTTTAATGGTAATATTATTACCAGCATCAATTATACTTAATATTTTATTATTAGTTAGAGGTATTAATTTAGTTAAGCAAAACGAAGACTTACGTGATTCTATACAATTGTATGATGATAGACAAGATAATACTATGGTAACTTTAGAAAATATGTTAGCTGAATTAAAGCAAATTGATTTAAATGGTTCGTTTGAATCAGATGATGAAGTTGGTACTGTATTTACCGAATTGAAAAATACAATAGAAACTTACAAAAACAAAATCTAATAATGCCTCGCAAAAAGAAAAGTAAACAATACTTCACATTAGACACTGAAGAAGCTATTATAGCTTATAATAAATCTACATCTCAAAGAGAAAAAAATGATTTATATAAAACAAGAATTCAATATCCATTTGAGAAATTAGCAGAGAACATTCTTAATACATTTAAGTTTTCTTATTTTGATGTTAGTAAGGAGGATGTTCAAATGGAGGTAATATCAAACCTTATCGAAAAAATACATATGTTCCAAGAAGGAAAGGGTAAAGCCTTTTCTTATTTTTCTATTGTAGCTAAAAATTATCTTATTCTTAAAAATAACGGAAACTATAAAAGATTTAAGAAAACTGCATTACTTTCTGAAATGCCTGAAAGTTGGAATCCTTCAGATGATTTTTACGAAACTCAATTTGGTGCAGAACTAAATGAATTTAAAGAACTAATGTTAAAATATTGGGATATAAATTTGACTAGAGTATTTACAAAGAAAAGAGATATTCAGATAGCAGATGCAGTATTGGAATTATTCAGAAGGTCACAACATATAGAAAACTTTAACAAAAAACACTTATACCTTTTAATCAGAGAAATGACAGATTGTAAGACTCATTACATTACTAAAGTGGTAAATGAAATGAAGAAACATCAGACGCAAATGTTAAATGATTACTTTGATAAAGGTATGATTACATCGAAAAGTGATGATTTTTGGGAAGAACAATATTTATTAGAACAATAGATATATTATGGAACGAATCGCATCAATGTTTTTTCACAGCCGTACACAAGCCCACATATTTCACACTAGAACAACTGGACCTGGTTCATTTGCTAGACATACAGCCCTACAAGCCTATTACGAAGGGATTATACCACTTTTAGATGGTGTAATAGAAACATATCAGGGACAATATGGTTTAATCGAATATAAAGAGGTAAATGGTGTTGATAACGATGCATCTCCAGAGAATATGATTAAATACTTTGATAATCTTTGTAAGTTCTTGGACAAAGAAAGAAAAGAACCTAAATTACAAATGAGCTGGTTGCAGAATGATATAGATAATATAGCATCTCTTTTATACTCAACAAAATATAAGTTAATAAACCTACAATAATTTAACATTAGAATTAATACTTTTTAAGGTTATTCAATATTTATCATTGGATAACCTTTTTTTATTATCCAAAATACGTTCCTACCTAACAGGTTTTTTCAACATTTTACGGCAATTTAGTTACTTAATTGGTTATACGGATAACTAAAAAGTAAAATTATGTCATACGTTAAAGCGTTTGTATTAAATTGGAAAGATAAGCTAGTATGGGCGTTTCTTTCTTTGGTGGGCTTGTGGATTATATTCGCCCTATGTTTCCAATTGTTCTTTGTTTATTTGGAGCTTTCAGGTAAACATGAACTGCAAAGAGATATTGTAAATTGGATTGAATGGAGAATAGATGGTACATTCAAAAACAACCCAGAAAATATTTGGTATGAAGCAGAAGACCATGTATGGGTTGATGCAGTGGAAAATCAAGTTAAGATTGGTAAATTAGCAGGAAATCGTAATCTTGCATTCGGAGTAAAGAACATCTTAGAGGAATATATTCAAGAAAAGGGATATGACCTTTCGCAAGATGCAAAATACCATTTAAAAGTTAATATTGTTTATTTGGACGTACTTACAACCAAAACTAACATTTCGGTATTCCATAAAGGAGAAGAAGAAGTGGTAGTTAGATTGCAAGGTATCCTATATAAAGATGGAAAGAAAGAGAAAGAAGTGGTGGTTGAAGAATCATCATCAGAAATCTCAATGTCTACGTTAATAGTTGATGAGGGTGGTAAATTTAATCAAACCTCTCTTAGCAACGCTCTGAAAAAAGCATCCGATAAGCTAATAACAAAATTATTGGGAAAAAAATAATATGAAAAAATTATTAACACTTTTAGGCGTATTGATGATATCATTATCATCATTTGGACAACTTACTGTAAATCAAACTATAACTCCTACAACTGGATTAAAGGTTGGTGATACTTTGACTGTAAAATATACTGTGGCTAGAGGAACTACAACACCTCGTTATTTTTGGTTGAGATATTCTTTCAACAACAAAGCTTTAGCTATGGTAACGAATAGCACAGCATTCTCACAAGGTAGTTCTACTCAAACATTCTTTACGGGATGGAATAACTACGCATTTACTCCAACAACAACCAAACCGGTTACTAGCTTATACGAACAATACCAAGCTACACCTTGGGGATATGCTACAAACAATGATTGGAATGTTGGACAATTGACTGTTCAAAGAACCGATGCATCAATCAATGGTGATATAGCTACTCAAAAGTTTGTATTGAAAGACCAGAACTTATATAACGATATTCATAAATTAGATTTAGCATACGCTATTAATGATACATCTGGTTATATTTCTCCAATCACAAGAAGTGCAACTAATATATCCCTAAATGGTATAACAGGTAATACATCACAATTCAAAGTAAAAGTTCTATTCCCACAAGGATATACTATTACTGACCACAATGTTCAATTGATGAGATTGAAAACGAATGGTAGTGGAGAAATTGATTGGTCACAACAACCTATTGCACAATTACCATTAGATGCTAGTGGTGAGGCTCTATTTACAACTCAAGTTAAAGTTGGTGATTCGGTTGGTGTATTTGTAGGAGCTGCATTTCAAAAAGCTTGGATGAATAACATTGTAACTGTATCGGATGCATATAAAGCATTCTTAGGACATTCACAAACTGATATTAGTGGAACTGCTAACTTTTTTACTTATCCAAATTTAGAAAAGAAAGTTGGTTTAATTACAAAGAACAAAACTACATTTGGTGAATCTGATTCATATTACTTATTTGCACATGTAATGGGTATTAATGTAGATACACCGGCTATGATTCCATCAAACACATCAACAACAGTAAGATGGTATAGTGGTTTATTAAATCAAAGTTGGTTAGATGGTGTTGTTAAAAATAGAGTAATAATCGATACTCCTACGAAAGAAGTACATGCAGTATTCGCATGGGGTGGTGACTTAAACTGGTCACATTCATCTGACCCGGCAGTAATTGCTAGTAGAATTAGTAGTGGAATTTACACAAATGCAATAAACAACAATGAAGCATTAGTTGTAAAGAATATGTCATTATCTTCAAATATAGTAATGGCGTATCAAACTGAAGCTGTTCAAACTGCAAAGTTAAGTGTTGCATCTACATTAGAAAATGGTAAGGTTGTATTAACTACTACTTTAACAAAAGAGGAATTGGCAGGATTGGAAGTTATTATGAACTATGATGAATCTAAATTAACTTTGGATAATATTATATTTGATGCAGGTTCTACAATCACAAACTTTTCTACAAAAGAAGGTAGTAGATTAACGTTTGGTTCTATTGACCAAATAAAAACTTCTAGAATTAAAACAGGAACTCCTTATAAATTAATATTCACACCTAAAGTTCAATTAACAAATACTGCAGGATTATTCTACTTTGTTTTATCAGATGCAGTTGATTCAAAAGGAAATAAAATCGACTTAATAGTTGAATAATATGAAATACATATTAGTTACATTATTTTTACTTATATCATTTTTAGGGTTCGGACAGAGTGTATCTGCTCCGGACTCTAAATCTTTTATACCATCCACTACCGCACAAGATGCAAGTGGATTCGTATTGAGTGGATTCAGTGCAACATCAACTCTATTAGCATCAATCAGTTTAATTAACCCATCAACAAATACTACATTTTACTTAACTACAACAACAGGTTTAACTGCAGCAAGTGGATTTACTTTAAGTGGTAATAAAACTCGTTTAGTGGTAAATGGAACGATGGAAGATATTAATACTGCATTAGCATCCCTAAAAATAAATACAGGTTCAGTAGTTGGTAATGTTCAGTTATCGGTAGCAGCAACTGTAAACCCAGTTGGTTATTTCTATAATGGTGTAAACGGACACTTTTATAGACCAATAGCAACAGGCGCAACTTATACAAATGCAAGAACATTATCATCTCAACAAACATTTAAAGGTCAGCAAGGATATTTGGTAACAATAACATCTGCTTCTGAAGATGCTTTTATATTTGCCAATGTTCCACAATCTAGTATTTGGTTTGCACTAACGGATGAAGTAGAGGAAGCTAGATGGACAATTGATGCAGGACCTGAAAAGGGAACTCTAATCAAAATAAATAACGGACAACTAAACGGAAACATTCCCGGTCAATATAATAACTGGGCACCGGGTGAACCAAACAATAGTGGTAATGAAGATTATGCAGTAACTAAATGGGGTGGTGGTTCTCAATGGAATGATTTACCAAATCATTTTAGTTGTGCGTATGTAGTTGAATTTGGAACTTGGACTAATCCTGATGATGCAACATTTACGGAGTTTTATACCAATAGTGTAACTCACTCAAACGGAGAAGTATTAAGAGCGGCATTCAATGTTGATTTTGGTAGCAATGTAGATGAAACTAAATTTACAGCAAGAGGATATACATATACAAACAACAATTGGAATATAGTAAACGGAACTGCTAGACAATTGAGTGGATTGGGTAAAGTTGATTTGACAAGTTTATTAGAT